CTCCAGCCGGCCGGCCAACCTGCGCGGCAAGCAAGGCGTGGTGGTAATCGACGAAGCCGCCTTCGCCGCGGATCTGGCCGGCCTGATCAAGGCCGCGATGGCCATGCTGATGTGGGGCGACAAGGTGCGCATCATCAGCACCCACGACGGCGACGACAACCCCTTCGCCGAACTGATCAACCAGGTGCGCGCCGGCAAGCGTGGCGGCACCGTGCATCGCATCACCTTTGCCGACGCGGTGGCCGATGGCCTGTTCCGGCGTGTTTGCCTGCGCAAGGGCGCGCCCTGGACCAAGGAAGCCGAAGACGCCTGGGTGGCGGCCGTGCGCACCTTCTACGCCGAAGACGCCGACGAAGAGCTGGACGTGATCCCGGCCAGGGGCGGCGGCACCTACCTGCCGCTGGCCCTGATCGAAGCGCGCATGGTGGCGCCGGGTGAGATCGTGCCGGTGGTGCGCATGCGCTGGCCGGTCGAGTTCAGCCTGTTGCCCGAGCCGATCCGTAACGCCGAGGTGGCCGCCTGGTGCCAGGAGCACCTGGCGCCGGTGCTGGCCGGCCTTGACCGCGATCGCCGCCACGGCTTCGGCGAAGACTTCGCCCGCATCGGCGACCTGACCACCATCACTGCGCTGGAAGAAGGCCGCGACCTGGTGAGCCGCCCGCGCCTGGTGGTCGAGCTGGGCGGCTGCCCCTTCGCCCAGCAACGGCAGATCCTCGCCTTCATCGTCAATCGCCTGCCTCGCTTCTTTGGCGGCGCCCTGGACGCCACCGGCAACGGCGCCGAGCTGGCCGAGTATGCCGCCGACACCTGGGGGCACAGCCGCATCGAGCAGATCAAGCTGTCCGACATGTTTTACCTGGAACAGATGCCGCGCTTCAAGGCCGCCCTGGAAGACGCCACGCTGGACGCCCTGCCGCGCGACGACCAGCACCGCGACGACCTGCGCGCGTTGAAGAAGATCAACGGCGTGCCCAAGCTGGGCAAGGCCAAGACGCAGACCGCTGACGGCAAGAAGGTGCAGCGCCACGGCGACTTCGCCATCTCGCTGTTCCTCGGCCACTACGCCATGACGCGCGAGGGAGAGGGCGGGCGCTGCGACGGCTACACGGCCATGCCGCGGCGCTCAGCGGGCAACAGCGAGGGCGGCCGCGGCGATCGCAGTGACGACTACGGCGGCAGCGCCTCCCGGAGAATGCTATGAACAAGATCCTTGACCAGTACGGCGAACCCATCGCGCGCAGCACCCTGGCCGAAGTCCTCAGCGAGCCGCAGACCAGCCGCGTCGCCACGCTGGAGAACCAATACCTGACACCCATGCTCTCGGGCCTCACGCCGTCGCGCATGGGCGCCATCATGCGCGCCGCCGACAACGGCGACCTCACCGAGCAGCACCGCCTGTTCGCCGACATGGAAGAGCGCGACGCGCATGTCCTGTGCGAAATGGGCAAGCGCAAGTTGGCGGTGATGGATCTGGACTGGGACATCGTCCCGCCCAGGAACGCCAGCGCCGCCGAGAAGGCCAACGCCGAGTGGCTCAAGGAAGTCCTGACCGACGCCGTCGATCCCTTCGAGGACCTGCTGCTGGCGCAGATGGAGGGCGTCGGCCACGGCTTTGCCGCCGTCGAGCTGGAGTGGCGCCAGGAGGGAAAAGACTGGCTGCCCGCCTTCCACCCGCGCCCACAGGAGTGGTTCCGTCTGTCGCAGGACCGCCGCGCCCTGCACCTGCAGGACGCCAGCGCCGATGGCGCGAAGTTGAAGCCCTTCGGCTGGGTGTTGCACACCCACGGCAAGGCCAAGACGGGCTATCTTGGCCGCATGGGCCTCTACCGCGCCCTGGTCTGGCCCTTCCTCTACAAGGCCTACGGCATCGGCGACTTTGCCGAATTCCTCGAAACCTACGGCCTGCCCATCGTCATGGGCAAGTACTACAACGGCGCCAGCGCCGACGAGAAGGCCAGCCTGATGCGCGCGGTCACCGCCCTGGGCCACGACGCCCGCGCCATCATGCCGGCCGACATGAGCATCGAGATCGCCAAGATCGCCGCCGATGGCAGCGGCACGCCGCACCTGGCGATGGTGGCCTGGGCCGAGGGCGCGCAAAGCAAGGCCATCCTCGGCCAGGTGCTCTCCGCCGAGGCCAAGGCGACCGGCATGGGCAGCGGCGTTGCGGATCTGCACGCCGAAGTCCGCCGCGACATCCGCAACGCCGACGCCCGGCAGATCGCCGGCACCGTCACGCGGGACTTGCTCTATCCGCTCCTGGCGCTCAACCGCGGCGGCATCGATTCCCTGGCCCGCTGCCCGCACCTGAAGTTCGACACGGGCGAAGCCGAGGATCTGACGCAATACGCCGAGGGCCTGGACAAGCTGGTCGGGGCTGGCATGACCACGATTCCGGTCAGCTGGGTGCACGAGCGCCTGAGGATTCCCGAGCCGGTGGAGGGCGAGGCGACGCTGGGCGGGACGCCGCCGCCCGGCAATGCTTCCCAGTCTGCCGCCGGTTTTCCGGGCAAGCCGCTGGTCAATGGCGCGCCGGACGGCGCCGCCCTAGCGGCGCTGAATGCCAGCCTGGCCGCACCCTTCCCCGACCAAGCCGCGCTCGACGCCTTACCCGATCCCGATGCCGCCGTGCTCGACGCCGTGCTGGCGCCGGTAATCGAGGCCCTGGCCGCCGGGCGCACGGCGGAAGACCTGGTCGGCGAGATCTCCGCCTGGTATCCACGCATGGACGATACCCAGCTGACCGAGCTGCTCGTGCGCGCCATCTTCGTCGCCGAACTGCACGGGCGTTACTCGGCACAGGCCGAAGGCGATGCCTAAGACCCCGGTATCTCCGGCCGAACTGGCGGCGCTGCTCAACCAGCCGCCGGAGGCCGCCGTCGCCTTCTTCCAGGCCAAGGGCCTGGCGCTGACCTGGAACTGGCACGACCAATGGCGGGACGCTCACAGCCGCGCCTTCACCGTAGCCAAGCTGGCGCGCCTGGACATCTTGCAGGACATCCGCGACGGCGTGCAGCGTGCGCTGGACACAGGCGATACCGAAGCCGCCTTCAACAAGCGCATGGGCGCCCTGCTGCAGCAAAAGGGCTGGTGGGGCAAGAAGATCGTGGTCGGCGCCGATGGCCAGGCGGAGGTGGTGCAGGAAGGCAGCTCCCGCCGGCTCTCGACCATTTACCGAGCCAATCTACAGTCGGCCTACATGGCCGGCCGCTGGAAGCAATTCTCCGCCGAGGCCAACGAGGCCCCTTTTGTGCAGTACATCGCCGTTATGGACGGCCGCACCCGCCCGGCGCACGCCGCCTTCAATGGCAAGGTGTTTCGTCTCGACAATCCGGTGTGGCAGGTCATCGCGCCCCCGAATGGGTTCAACTGCCGCTGCCGCATCCGCAACCTCTCATCTGCCGAACTGGCCCGGCGCGGCTTGAAGGTCCAGGGCGGCGCGCGCATTGATACCCGCAGCGACACCCGTGGCGCGACGGTGACCGACCGCCGCACCGGCGAACTCGACCCGGCCAAGCTGGTGCGGCGCGGCGTATCCATCCCCGACCCGGACCGGGCCGATCGGCGCATTGCCTTCTATCCCGATGCCGGCTGGGACTACAACCCCGGAGCGGCCCAGCTCAAACCATTTACTCCGCCGCCGCAGGACAGTCTGCCGCGCAGTTTTGCACCGGGCGTGCAACTGCCCGATCTACCCTTGCCTACGCGGGTGCCAGCGAGCCGCCTGCTGCCTTCCGGTCTGCCGCCAGAGGACTACGCCCGCGCCTTCCTCGCCGAGTTCGGCGCCGACACCGGGAACCCGGTAGTGTGGAAAGACGTTAAGGACGGCGCACTGGTGATCGACGAGGCGCTGTTCCAGGATGGCGCCGGAAACTGGAAGGCGGATAATCGCGGCCGCGGTCCGTATATGGCCATCCTTGCCGACACCATCAAAGCGCCCTCGGAGATCTGGCTACGCTGGGAACAATCGCGCGCCACGGGAGCGTGGCTGCTGAAGCGGCGGTACCTTGCAACGTTTGAGATCGTAGAGGATGGCGAGCCCGTGTTCGGCATCGGTTCATTCGAATTCGGGAAGGATGGCTGGTCCGGATCGACTATATTTCGCGCCGACGCGAAGACGGAACCGAAGCGGCGCGCCTATCTAGAAGCCCAGCGCGATGGATTCCTGCTCTACCGAAAAAACTAAAAGCGGCCGCCGCCGCGCCGCTTTCTGCCGAGTGCTGGGAGTCGGAGGCCCCGGCGGGAGCTGCCGCACTCTGACACTTCAAGTATAGGTGATCGCGTGACATCCTTCAAGATCGAAGTCCAGGACCAGGCTGTACAGGCCGCGCTGGGACGCCTGGTTGAAGCCGGACACAACATGTCGCCGGCCATGCGCGCCATCGCCCGCGCCTTGCGCAACAGTGTAGATGACGCATTTGCCAAACAGGCCAGCCCCTTCGGCCCGGCCTGGGCCGCGCTCAAGCGTTCCACGCTCAAGGCCCGGCGCGGCGGTGGCGATGGCGCCAAGATTCTCCAGGACAGCGGCCAGCTCGCCGCCAGCATCACCGCCACGTCGGACGCCACCAGCGCCACGGTCACTGCCGGCAAGCGCTACGCCGCCATCCACCAGTTCGGCGGCACCATCGAACGACCGACCTATTCAATCAAAACCCGCCACCGCACCGACCGCAAGGGCAATCTGCTACGCACCGCGCAGTTCGGCGGCAAGGGTCTCATCTTTGCCAAGGATAGCCACAAGAGCGTCCTGGAGCGCTGGCACGAGGTCAATGCCTTCAGTGTGGCAATACCCGCGCGGCCGTTCATGCCAGTCAGCCGCGACGGCAGGCTGGCGCCAGTGGTGGCCGATGAGGTTGTGGAGATCCTGCGGGAGCACTTGCTCGGCTCCAGTTAGAATTGACCGCCGGAAATCACCCGGCCGTCGAATTTTCTAATGTGCAACCTTCTTGCATTTGCATCCCACCCCGGCCCGCCATGTTTCGGCTCTTCCCACCAAATATCGCGCGGCTCCCTG